AACACAGAATACAGAAACACTAATCAAATGACAAAAATAGAAAAAATACTTTTATTAGTTCCTATATTAGGACTATTCTTAAAATATCAAAATCCTTCTTATTATGTCACTTCTAAGAAATGGGATGTGTATCAACTGTTAGTTACATCTTTGTTTCTATTATGGTGCTTTGTAAAATTCATTGAATATAACATCACATTTTAAATTTCAATTAAATGAAAAAAACACAAAAACTCAAAACTCTTGTATTAGCAGAGCTTGATGGATTAAAACAGTTTATTCCAATAGAAGTAAGAAAAGCTAAATTAGTGTGGGAAAAATATGATCCAAGTGAAGAAGAATTTTGTATTTATGGTCTTCTTGCTTCTAATTCTTTTGGACAAATAGCAACTTGGTATAAAAATGTTGCCACTGCTCCTTATAGCTATGTAGTAGATGAATATGTAAGATGTAGAGCAAATAAGTTTAACTACAGCAATCTTAGTAAGGATGAACAAATAGAATTAAATATTTGTAGTTTTTCCCCACTGGAGTTTTATGTTTATAATTTAGAAAAAGAGAATAAAACACATGCTCAAATATTTGCATATTTGCTTGAAGAAACAAACAAAATTTCTTTGTAATTGCTTGAAAATAAGCAGCTAAAAGCTTGCAAACAGCAGTAGAATTTCGTATATTTGTAAGGAAAAATTAGTATTTAACTAAACAAAAATAGTATGTTTGAACTAAGCTTTGATGTAAAAAAAGCAACTGTTTTGGAACCAAAGTTCCTGATTGTATACAGTAAGCCTAAGGTCGGGAAAACGAATTTATTAATGAATCTACCAAATTCTCTCCTTGTAGATTTAGAAAATGGTGCAGATTTCTATGATGGGAACAGTTTCAATGTTCCTAAGATTGCAAAGCAAAATAACATGCACCAAATTAAGGTGTTAAATGAGCTTGCAAAAAAAATTGATGAAGCTAATACAGCTAAAGGGGATGCTGTGTATAATTACATTATTATGGATAGTGCAACAGCGTTAGAGGATTTAGCTGCTATTTTAGCTACTGCTAATTATAAAAAAACTATGATAGGGAAAAATTTCACTGGAGCAGATGTTGTAACAGAACTTCCGAATGGTCAGGGTTATAATTTTCTTAGAATGGCCTTTGAGCAATTGTATGAACCTTTTACAAAACTTGCGGGAAAATGTTTCATTCTTGTTGTTCACACTAAGGATAACTTGCTGAATAAGGATGGGAAAGAAACAATGACATCTGATTTGAATCTTACAGGAAAGAGTAAAATGATTACTGCTTCTAAAGCTGATGGAATTGCTCACCTGTATAGAAGTTCAAAAGAGAAACTAACTAACTATCTTTCTTTCAAAGGAAATGAAACAGATGTGAATGTAGGATGCAGACTTCCCTATCTTGCAAATCAGGAATTTAAAATTTCTGAAATGGTAGAAGGGAAATTAGTAACACATTGGGAACAGATATTTCCTTCAATTAAATAATGGAACAAAATTTTAAATATTTAAACAAATCAAACATACAACAACAATGAAATTTGACATCACCAAAGCTAAATTTATTCCACAGAGCAATGTTCGTTCAGAGAGTAAGCTAACTCTCGAATCACTTCTAACTTACACACCAAAACCTGCTCCCATTGAGTATGATTTAGTGTTATTAAAGAATGGAAGTTGGAAAATTGCTGATAAGTTTGTAGAAGGACAGAAAGAGAATGAAGGATTTACAGCTTCATTGGTAGAAGGAAATGTGTTCCTCATCAAAGGAAATGAAACTCTTTCGCAAGAACTCACTCCGAAATTTCTGAATGGAACAGGAACCATTTTTAAATCAGCTTATTTCAGCTTTTTGATTGCTTCTTCTGATTTGAAAAACAATACAGAATTCTTTTTGGAAGAAGGAGAAAGTGGAATTGATGGAGTGAAAGCTTATTTATTGATTACAGAAGCTCCTGTAGTGAAAGAAACACCACAAGTTCTCACTGCGGAAAAACTTACTCAATTAGAGACTCCTGTTCCACAAGTTGAGGTTCCTGCTGTAGAACACACACAGGAAGAATTGGATGCTGCTAAAGAATACTACGAAAAAATGAATGAAGAAATTCTTCCAACAGAAAACGTAGTGTTTGAAGAAGCTGTAGCAGAAACACCTGCTATTCCTCCTGTAGAAGTAGCGGTAGAATCAGAAGATATTTTTTAATTAGCTTTCCTTCCCCATAAATCAAAAGGAAGTATCAGAAATGGTGCTTCCTCTTTTTAACTAAAATTTTAACAAAAACAACACAACAACATGGAATTTCAATTTAACACAGGAGTAGAATCAGAAAAATCAATTGGTAGTGGTTCTAAGAAATTAGCTCTTCCAACAGATCCTTCTAAAGGTGTAATTGGTGTATTAGAATCATGGAAGTTTGAAGAAGCATCAGGGAATAGTAGTGGATATGTTGAGCTAACATTTGATGTTGATGGATCTAAATTAAACAAACGTGTATATGATCCTACACAAGGAGATAAAGCTACTTCTGAACGTGTAAAACAAACCACAGGAGATTTAACTGATTTAGCTAAAGCATTGGGTGCAGAAATTCCTCAAAAAACTGTATCTACATGGAAAGACTTTGTTGAAACAACGTTTGAAACTGCTAAGATTGGAGAATCTATTCGTATCAAGGTGGTGTACAAAGACAAGGTTGTGCAAGTGGATTATGAAAAAGCTCAAGGAATTGCAGAAGAAGATTTGAAAGCTAAATTCTCTCCATTTGTTAAAATTGCAAACTTATACTGGTGGAGAAAAGTTTCTGATACATATCCATTCAAAATCAACGAGCAATACGATGTAATTGATTATGAAGTGATGGTGAAAGAACCAGTACTTCCAAGTGGTGTTGAAGATTTACCATTTGCAACATCTACACCTGCTATAGTGGAAGACGATATGTTCTAATTAGTATTATACTTTTTGGTTATTTGCACAAAAAAGGAAGAGGGTTTTACTCTTTTCCTTTTTTCTTTAATTAGCTTTGCCCTTCAATAAATTTCTTTCCATGGAATTCATACTTCAAACAGGAAATGCACAGCAAAGCGTTTCAATAAAACAACAAATTCTTTCTAAATTCTCTCAGGAAGAAATCTTTCAGAAATATTTAGGATTTTATCCCAAGCTGAATGTTCGTTACACTAATCCTCTTCGAGAAAACAAAACACCAAATACAGAATTTTTGTATGTAGGAGATGTTTTGTATATGAGAGATTGGGGAAGTGATCAAAAAAATCTGAATTGTTTTTCATTAGTTCAACATTTATACAACTGTTCTTTCTATGAAGCTCTACAACACGTTCAAATTGATTTTGGGATGGATGCTAAACAAATGCAGCAATGTCCTCCCACAATTCAAAGAAACAGCAATTATGCTCATGTGGAAGCTCATGTGAATAAATTGCAAACAATTAGAATAAGAAAAAAGGAATTTACAGAAAAAGAATTAGAATTTTGGAATTGTAATGGGAGTTTCAATTTTAATACAAAGAAGCTTGAAAGTATGCAAATATATTCTACAGAGTATGTTTGGTACAACAACAATCAATGGAAATCAGCAGAAGGTGTTTTTGCATATCAACTCAAACCACAGATATTTCAAATTTATTCTCCACTTGTAGAGGATAGGAAATTTAGATTTCGAAGTACAAATTTAAAAGATGTGATTGCAGGAGTTCAATGGTTGGAAAAAAGTGAATATGTTGTTTTATCAAAAAGCTATAAAGACATGATAATGCTCCGTAGTTTGAATGTAAACGCATGTGCTTTGTTGAATGAAGGGATTATACCAACTAAAGAACAAATGTCTCTGATAGCAAGTTATGGAACTCCTGTCGTATTGTTTGATAGTGATGAAAAAGGAATTGCAGTGAGTAAAAAGATTTGTGAATTGTATGGATGCAGATATTTGCAGCTTCCTGATGGAAATTTCAAAGATGCTTATGAATTTCTATATGAAGAAGGGAGAAGTGCAGTGGAAAAATGGTTAGATCTAAATCAATTGTTGATATGAGCAGAATAGTAGTAGTAAGTTTGAATGTACAACTGATTATGGTTGTAGATGAAGGAGTTGAAATACAGGAAATTGTAAGTGAATTAGAATACAATTTCCTTGATACAACAACAAAAGCAGATGTACTTGATCAAACAATATTAGGAATGGAAATTATTGATTCAAGATGAAATTTGAACTATCGGGAAAACAGTTGAAGAAATTCAACACATGGAAAAAGAAACAAAAAGTTCCTCCAATGGTAGCAGCTATTGGAGGAAGTTATAGTTTCACATTTACTCCAACAGGAATCGGAGATTTTGTAGAAGTGAAATGTAATGATAATGGTAAAACTATTTTACTTACACAATCATGAAAAAATATCTGATATATTCATTTGATAATGGAAACATTAGGAAATTCATGAAACAGGAACTTTTTTCAGAAGAGGAATGTTTGATATTGCTTAAAATGAAAATAGTTTCACTTCCTATATTGAAACAGGAGCAATTTCTTATTTGTTCTTATCGGGGAAGTGGTACATTAAGAATTGAAACATTTGTAAACGGAACAGAATTATGAAAATCACAGCAAACAAAAAAGCAATTATTGAACAAAACGTAACAGAGCTTTTAAAAGAATGTACAATTAGTGACATTCCTGACATGCAATGGTGTAACATCCCTCTTGCAAAAGTAAAAGTAGTGGAGTATATTGTGCAACTATTAGAAACACAAAAACAAAGAAAATACTAATATTTTAAAATAATGACATTAATTGAAAGGGCTTCTTTACAACTACGTAAAGAACAAATTAAAAAAGAATTAGAATCTCCTTCATTGGGATTCATGGAAACAATTGAGCTAAAAGATGAACTTCTTGCTTTAGAAGAAGAGTTGGGAGAGTTTTTGAGAAATGCTTTTGAGAGTGAGGATTTGGGATGTGACAATTGTGGTTCGTAAACTATAAGGTAATGGTAATTGAACAAAACAAGTATCAATTTCTCAAGGAATACGTAGAACTTTCTAAAAAGAAAATTCGTTCTTTTTTAGGAAAAGGAAAAATTCCAGAACCCAATGCTTATAAAACAACTGTAGAAAGAATTAATTGTGTTGGATGGGAGTGTATTAAATTTGAACAATTATGAAACTAAAGACATTTTTAGAAGGAATTAAATTAGCTGTTGCTCATATAGAGAATTGGGAAGAATTGGAGGTGATCAGTTCTTCTGATGATGAAGGAAACTTCTATTCAAAAGTGTATTTTGAACCCACTGTTGGATTTTTTGATATACAGGATAAAGAGTTTTATTCAGAAGGAACTGAAGGATGGGATGGAGAAGAACCAGAAAGCAATTCTATTTGTATCAACTAACTGTTGTTTTTCTCTTGTTTGTATGCTAAATTTGTTAATAAAACCAATTTAGTGATATGAAAAAAGAAAAAAAAGCTACAACAGTAAAGAAAAGTAGAGTAGAGAAAACAAGAAATGCAGGTACGTGGACAGAATCACAGTATTTTGCTGCTATAAGGTCTGCGTTGAGATCCAAGTTTCGTTACTACAAAACATTCCAACAAGCTTTAGAAAAAGCAAGTAGACCTTCCCAATCTCCAAACAAACGTTTGAAAAAAGAATATCAATGTGCACATTGCTTGAAATGGTTTCCCAGAAGTGGTGTTGAGATTGATCATAAAATCGAGTGTGGGAGTTTAAGCTGTTATGAAGATATTGTACCATTTATTCAAAGATTAGCGGTTGAAGACTCTTCTCTTCTTCAAATTTTATGTAAAGCAGACCATCAAATTAAAACAAAAGCTTACTTGAATTCTAAAAAGAATGAAAGAACTACCAAATTTTGAAAGCAGAAAGCAATATCTTACAAGGAAGTACAGAGATATGTGGAATCTTGATAAATTTGATAGACCAAGATATTGGAGAAAAGAACCTTATAGAAAAATCAAAGATAGGATTCTTTATCACTACATTGGAAAATCTTTTGATGAAGCTTTTTCTCATTATTGTAAACTTATTCCAAAGCATTATCAACGTTTATTTTTAGAAGAGTTTGAAAAACCTTTTAGTAGATGGAGTGAATGGAGTTTAGATGAAAGCAAGAATATTGTACACATAAAACGAGAGAGATATATAACTAATTCAGAATGGAGAGAAACATTAAGACAAAAAAAAGAAAACAATGAACAGAGAAATAATCAAAATTAGTGAGTATGAAGAGGAAGAAAACGCTTACGATTGGGAAAAGTTTGAAGTAATGCAAGAAACTACATTGTATACAGATTTAAGAGAAGGTATTACAAGTGTAGAAATGATTATAAGAAGAATTAAAGATGGAAAATTCTTTAAATTTGAATACACAGCTACTTCAAGCTATTCAAATGAATTAGAACAGGAAGCAGAGGAGGTTTTTAGAAAAACACGTACAATAACAGAAACATACTACGAATGAGCAACATCAAATTCTTAGACGAAGAAGAAATCTTCAAACAATTGAAGTATTTAGGAGAGATTTGTGATACAACAGTGGATTTTGAAAATCCTCACGAAATCTCTTTCTATATAGAAAAACTTACCGCATTGTTTGGAAATGCTTCATTCGTTATGGGTTCTGCTATATTCAATTATCAAACAAAGAAATCTCCTTCCACAGTAGCTTTACGTGATTGGAGTACAGAACTGAATGACAAGCTAAAGAAGCGCATGAATGCTATGCAATCAGTTATGAATACAGCAAGAGAAGAGAAAGAAAAATCAAGATTTCAACCAAGCTAATGAATATTGAAACAACTAAATTCTATACAAGAGCACTTGTAGAATCTTTTCCTCAATCATTGTACATATTTGGGGAAAATTATGTTCAATATGAGGAATCTAAAAATGGTAAAGCACCAATTGGAGGAGGACAAGCTGTAATTCGTGGACTTCCTAATAGCTATGGATTTGTAACGTTACATGCTATTGGAAAGTTTTATGATGATACAACTTTCGATGATAATAGAAAATTGATTGATAAGCAAATAGCTGAAATCAAACAAATTGTTGAAACTAAGGAATATACAACAATTGTATTTCCATTTTTCGGGTTGGGAACAGGAAGAGCAAGTTTGTTGTACAATGCTCCAATGACGTTCTTCTATATGTGTTATCAATTACAGAAAAATTTTGGATTTAACAATATTCAAGCATTTGAATTAAAACAATTCTAATATGGAAAGGTTTTGCAAACTTGTTTTCGTTAGTGTGGATAATCACAACAAATTTTATCAAATGACTCATGATGGTAAAAGCGATGTAGTGAATGTTGAATATGGTAGAATTGATTTAACGTGTCAGAAAACTACGTTTCATATTAGTTTATGGGAATCTAAGTATAGAGAGAAAATCAAAAAAGGGTATATTGATCTCACGGAGCTTGTTTCTGTTACAACAACACAGGAATTAAAGCAAATAGGAAACAGTAAAGTAGCAGCTTTAATTGAATTGTTGAAAAGATATAGGGACAATCTTGTACGAAATACATACAGCGTTAAAGCTACAAGCATCACTCCTCAACAAATCCAAAAAGCACAAGAGATTCTTTCTGATATTGCTGTCTCCTCTTCTCTTAGTGAAGTGGAAGTAAATAAGAAGCTGATTGCTTTATACACCACTATTCCTCGGAATATGAACAAAGTGCAACATCATCTTCTTCCTTCCATTGATTTGAATAGAACGCTTCAATCTGAACAGGACAATATTGATGCTGTTAAAAGCAGTGTTTCCGTTAATACAGCAAGCACAGAATTGAAAACTGATACAACGTTGTTAGATGTTCTTGGTATCACTATAGAAGAATGTACAGATACAACAGAACTTAATTATTTGTTGAAGCAGAATTTTGGAAGAAAAGTAGAAGCTATTTATTGTTTAAATAAAGCTTCTGAAAACGAGACATTCGATAATTGGATGAAAAATCAGAAGAATAAGGAAACAAGGGTACTTATCCACGGAACCCGGTGTTCAAGCGTGCTTGGGATTTTTCAGTATGGGTTGAAAATACGTCCATCAGGTAATTTCCAGTTTAGCGGAAAGGTGTACGGTGATTCTAATTATTTCAGTATGCTATTTTCTAAAAGCTTGGGATATTGTGGACATGATAACGATAAAATGATCCTTGTATATGAAGTTCACACAGGAAATCCCTACACCTATAAAGGATGGAGAAGAAAAGAAAAAGATGATTTTGACCTCAACTATCAAGAACTTCAAAAAAGAGGATATGATAGCTTATTTGTAGAAGCAGGAGATGGGTTATTACATTCAGAAATTTGCGCTTATAATGAGGAACAGTGTAGAATTAAATATTTAATCCATATTAAGTAACCAAAACAAAACAAAAACATGAACAACAACAATGAAATCTTACACGTAGCTTTAGAGCTATGTAAAGTGACAAACAATGTAACAACATTGGAAATCAAACAGGAATTGATTCAACGATTCCCTAAAACATTTTGGAAGCAACAGGATATTTCTGATGCAATGGTTGAATTTGCACAAGAAGGAAAATTTACGTATACAGACAATGGTACGTTCCGTACTTATTCCAGTGTTGCTATTGGGAATTTAAACACAATGGTGAATAAAGCTGTGAAAAATGTAAAGAAAGCAAATACAGTTGCTCCTACAATCGTTATATGTTCACGTACAGAACTTGCTAAACATGTAGAACAAAACAAAGGACATTTCATTACTATTGTACATAAGAAGAAAACAACAGGAGAATCTAATTTGATGAATGTTCAAGTGTATGGAGATAAAACAGAATTAGGAGCTTTTCGTTGTAAAGAGAAAGGACAAGTGAAGCAATTCTATCCGACAGATTTATTGGAAGTGCGTGTTAAAAACTTCATTTACAAACTGAAATGATCAGATTTGTAAAACCACCACAAGAAATAATTAAAGTAGGAGATAAACCATTTCTAAATTTTCCTGTAAATATAGTGAGAGTAGAGTACTTAATGAAAAGTGCTTTACATGCTGACTATAATCCTACTTCAAGTTTTATACTTCCTACAATAGAGTTTGGAGGAATTTCCTGTAAATGGTATTTTATGTCTCAACAAGAAAGAGATGAAGAATTTGATTCCCTCTTAAAACGATTCAGTTTATGAAAAAAATAGTTGTGATAATCGAAGGTGGAAATGCATATCTTGAAGAAATTGAAGATGGTATCACTCTGATATTGAGGGACATGGATGTGAAAGTTCAGGAAACTTACATTTGTGAAAATGATGTAATGAATGTTTTCACACAACAATTGGATGAAAATGGAAACGTAATTGAAACAACAGAAGAAAATGGAGAGTAAAACAACAACCACAGAACATTACGAATTGGAGTTTGCGTATACTTCCAAAGAAGGAGATTCAACAAAAAACTTCTATCGCGATATAAGCATTAAACCATTTCCAGAGAAAGAAAAACTTCAAGCTTATTTAGAAGAGAAATTTCCAATGGTGAATATTGTAGAATTAGGGAAAATGAGCAAAGTGAATGTAACAACTGTTGAAACAGAAATTGAATACTAACAACATCTAAATGAAAGACGCTGAACAATTAGTGGAACTTCTTAAATTGAAAGGATTTGAGAAGGAAGGAATATTATTGTACAAACGAGCAAATACAGAAATAACAGTGTTCCAAGACGGAGCACTGTTTGTTCGTATTTCCCACATTCGTACAAAAGAATGGAAAAAAGAAGAAGTGAATGAATTGTATGATTTTGTGAGCAGTAAAATTTACATAGAAAACTTCTTATAACATGTTAAAGCTACATTTCAAAGTAAGTGTGTGGAGAGAGCTTTCATTTATAGAAGGAACTCCTTTGCAAGATATTGTAGATGCTATTCAAAAAACAGTGTATGATGCTTATGATATAGAAAGTTTTATTGGAGAAACAGATGTGCTTGAAAGTGAAGAGCTGTTGTTTCCAGAGGATAACGATAATCAACCAACAATTGAGATTTTTAGTGAGAATACATTAGTGTGGAGCAATTGGGAAACTGAAACAATTATTTGATATGAAGCTATCATATTTAGCACTTCCTAACGGTAAGAAGCTGATTCCTTACCATCGTCACGATTACAAATCAGAAGAAATTGATGGTGTGTATTATTTCATTGATGGAGAAGCTTCAAGCTATATTCGTACTTCCCATCCTAATTTAGTAAAATCCACTTCCGTAAATTTCCTTCTTCCTACAATAAGAGAAGAATTCACATGGACAGCTTTGTATGACAAAGATTTAAACAGATTGAATGCTCTAGTTACAAAATTGCTTAAAGATTTAGATGAAGACCACATAGAAGCAATTATTGTACATTTGAAAGATAGAATTGAGAAAGTGAAAAATCAAGAAGGGATGAGCGATGCTTTATATAGTATGAAGCAAACCGTTGAAATCATGCGCAGTGAAATAAGGTTTAGAAACAAACAAAACAAAACAAAATGAGTACAATCATTCACAAATCATCATATTTAGTAGAAGAAGATTTTCTACGTAATGTTCCTATTCCAACACAGGAACGAATATACAAACCTGTTTCTTATGCAAGTATTTTAGATACAATTGATGTTGTATTAGATAAAGCAAACATTCCTGTTTCAAATAGAAAGTTCCTTGCAGCAAAGAAAGGGAATCAAGCTACCATTCATTATACTCTTGGAATTTTTGATGATAAGGAACAAGCTGTACAAATTGTAGCACAAAATTCGTATGATAAAAGTATGAGTTTTAAATTTTGCTGTTCTTCGGAAGTATTTGTTTGTAGTAACGGACTTATCATTGCAAATTCAAATCGTGTTTTTAAAAAAAAGCATGTAGGAGAAATTCAAACACTCACTCCACAAAAAATCTATGAATTTGTGTTTAATGCAGCAGAAGAATTCAATACGTATATATCTTACCGTGAGCTTTTGAAAAACTATGATTTGAATAAAAGTGCTGTTCATTCTTTAGTTGGGAAGTTGTTTCTTGAAGAGCAAATAGTGAACACAGATCAATTGAATATACTGAAAAGGGAAATCATGTCACCATCTTACAATTATGGTACAGATGGAAATAGTGCTTGGGACTTTTACAATCATGTTACAGCAGCTTTACGCACATCTCATCCTTCCAATTGGGTAAACAATCACATTGCGTTTGACGAATTTATCAACAAAGAACTAAACTTGAACTAACAAAATGAACTTAAAAAAACAACAAATAGAAGCAATTACATTAAAAATTGCACAACAACAAAAAAAGAATTTTGAAGTTGCATTAAATTCTGATGAACTTTTGATGATGGAAGTAAATATAAGAGAAGAATTTAACAAATCTGTGGCAAAGAAAAAGATTGATGTGTTACAGAAAGCACAGAAGATTGCAGGAGATTTAAACTTGTTAATAAGAATAAACGAGTCTGATTGCAAGATTCTAACATACGGAAATACACAAAATTTAGAAGAGTGGAATAAGCATTTTGAAGTTAAAATCAAAGAAGCAGCTAACAAACGATTAAAAGATAAGTATTGCACTGCATCTGCAATCATTGAGCAGCAAATTGTATTAGCCACAATTGATTCTTCTACATTAGAAGAGTTGATACAGAAAGTAACATTAGCTTTAACAGCGTAAACAAAAAGAGCTTCTGAGAAATTGGAAGCTCTTTAAAACAAATTCAATATGAAACTTCCTTTTAGAACAAAAGATTCTTACAAGCAAAGAAGAATCAAATTTTTGAATGATATGATACAATACTATAGTAAAGATGTTTCACTCAGATCAAAATCAGAAGATGGTGATTGGTGTTGCTATTTAGCGTACAATGGAAACAAATGTGCTATAGGAAGGTGGATTGCATCAAATAAATATATTTGCTCAATAGAAAAAAATGGAGTTAATGATTTTATACTCAATATACTTCCTAAAGAAATAGCTAATTTAGATAAGTGTTTTCTGCAAGACGTTCAATTTCTCCATGATACAAACAGTAATTGGACAAAGTTTGGATTGAGTGTAGAAGGACACGCTGAAATGAAAGATATTAAACGAAAAATCAAAGCAAACGTTTACATTAATGGAAAATAACGCTTTAGTAGCAATTCTTAAAAGGAATCAATTTAGAAAAGTTTCTAATACATTTTGGAAAAGAAGTGATGGATTTAGATTTGATGTTAAAGATGATTACTCCCTTACCTACGACGTAGATAAGTTTGGATTTTTACATCAAATACTTATTGTTTGGTTGAAATATGAAGAGT